GTCCGACTCACCGAGTTTAACCTATGTCGCAAGATATCAACCAAACTCTCGGACCATAAAGACATCGCAAGCAGGCACCAGTCACTATACAGCTACCAAATATCAGTCAGCTAACCAAGTACAAAAAGCCAACATCAGGCAACAGTCAAACGGAATAAGCAGACGATAGGCGAAGGGAATAACCAAGCAGAAGTATAAACTTGAATAGGACAAGTACTAACATCTCACGATAATGCGGTTGGGCGTCAACGATGTATGAATAACGAAACGAGTTAAGGTGCTATAATAGCAATACCAAATACACTCATTCGATTACATTAATTGTAACATTCAGAAATCTAAAGGTGAAATTCCTTGTTTGTAATTCCGATGCAAATCGGCCCTAATACAAATCAATAGTACCAAAGCCACACACTCTATAAGAGAAATGCACGTGGCAATCGGTGTTAGGAAGGTCGTCAATTTATTCGGTAAAACGTACGATTGACAAACAGAGTGCGCTGGTGCGTAACGATGACACAATACACTTTGTATCTACATAGGTTATAATAACCATAGTGTAACGTATAAAAATATCTATATGGTTCGATTCCATAACACTCCGCTAAACTGGAGACACCAGTATAATAACTGTAACAACAAAGATGGCTATTACATTAATTAAGAATGTAGTAACTACATTCAAAAAGTACAAGGAAAATCTAAAACTTGTAGAAACACCATTCGGAACATTCGTAAAGAGTTACGAAACTATTGTAGCTGAAATTGACTTTGAATCAAATCGGTTACATCAATTCGGTTACTGGTCGCAGACTACACAGAAACATATCAACTATGTAGCTAACGAACTTAACCTAACTATCACCAAGTAATTATTAATCAATCAATCACAAACAACAAAAACAAAACAAAATGTCAAACAACACAACAATCCACACAGAAGTATTGCGCTTATTCAACAACCAAGTTGATAACATTCAAACAATCGGCAACGATTTCAAGCGACAAGTAACAGATGCTTACCCTTCTATCTACACTAAAGAAGATGTAATGCGACTACTTGACAATGTTGTTGGTAAGTATGTAGCTATGATGCACGATTTCGCAGATGTAGTAACAGACCAGATACCATCTGAACTTGAATCAGAAGCTACCAAGTTTGAATTTACTACAGAAATATCAGAGGATATATGTGGTATCATAGAAACTTGTATTGATAACAAGTATGAATCGCATATAGAATTAGATACAAGTAGTGCTGAATTCAGCATCAATTACAATAATGTAATCGAACTTGACCATTGCGGATTTGAAGTAGATTCAAATGGTTTAGCAGAAGAAATAATCAAGAGAATATCCAAGTATTACAACGAGAAATACTTTATCGAAGAAAACAATCAATAAACAAATCAGGGGTGCGACTGAACAACGCACATTCATATAAAAACAAATCAAATGAAAAAGACAACAAAAGACACAATCGCAGTATCTTTAATGATACTATTTGCATTTATTGTAGACCCACTAATGGATGCAATCATTAATTTATTATTCAACTACTAAAAACAATTTTATGGCAACAACAAAAGTAACAATTTCATTCTGGTATGAAACAAGATACAAAGACAAGTTTATGGAAATGCTTACACAAGACCCGATTCTTATAGCAGAGGTTGTAAACAAAGGTGATTTGTATGATGGTGAAGAATCTACTATATCGTTTACTGACTGCGAGATAACTATCAATATACATCAACTTACAATACTATTGCATACAATAAAAATGTTTGGTAGGTATGCTCAACGTGAGGACACTAAAAGATATCAATTATAAATTTTAATGTGGAGACACCACAATAAAAACTGCACACACACAATGGTTATTACACACAGAGATTGTGAAACTGTCTACCTTAGTTACGAGGGGGCAGTAGCAATGCTACAAGCTATTGCTGATTTAGAATCAACTGGTCAAGTCAAGTATGATTCTATCTATGTATCTACTCCAAACAAAGACCTTGCTAATTGGTGTGATATTATGCCAACAAAAGCAAAGGATTTGCTTACGTTAGGTCAGAAGATAGAACAAGTACTAAATTCAAACAATTAATCACAATAGGGGTGCGCCTACATACGCACATTTTTATTATCATTAAAACAAAACACAATGAGTAACATTATCAATCAAGCATTCGAAGGTATCAAAGTAAATGACATCGCAAACGCACAAGCAGTAAGCGAACTACTTGACAAGTATGGTCTGCGGTGGACTGTTAGCAAACAACAACTTTATTTAGCAGATGGTGTAGAGACACCTTACTTTGCGGTTGTTAAAGATGTAACAGACCCAGATGATGTACCACAAGTATTCCAAACTTGTAAAGATTCGTATGTACCATATCAGAATAGCGAGTTAGCAGAACTATTGATTCGTATAGCTGACCAGGGTAATTATAAAATACACTCTGGTGGTGAATTCAATAATGGTGCAAAGGTGTATCTGCAACTTGAAAGTGGCAATGAGATTAAGAATATAGGTAAAAACAATACAAAAGTGTTAGGTTACATTAGTGGTATTAATAGCCACGATGGTACAACTGCCTTAAAGTGGGGTGCAGTTAATTTTACAATCTGTTGCCGTAATACTTTTGCCGCAGCTAAAGGGTCACTGCAAAACACTACTAAACATACGAATAGTATGCAAAGAAAAGTAGATGCTTATCTGCAGGATATTGGCCTTGTAGTTAGACAAGAGCAATCATTGTTCGATACATTTATCAAGCTATCAGAAAACAAGGTGTCACAAAAGGATATTGTAAAGGTTGTAAAGGAAGTTACTGATGTTGATATTATGTTAGACCAGTACGAAGCAGAGCAAAAGTATAGTACATACCAAATGAATAGAGGTAAGGAATTACTGACAAGCATACAGAGTGAGATGTCCGTTAAGGGTGAAACACTATGGGGTTTATTCAGCGGTGTTACCCACTATACAAGCCACGTTATGCCAGTAATGACAAGAGACAACGCAAGGTTAGAGAGCAAATATTTAGGTACTGCCAATCGTGTAGATAATCAAGTATTGTCTTTGATTATGTCAGACCTTAAATTATCTTTCAACTAATCTATATACTTTTGTAAATAATAGTGGGGGTGAAAAAAATCATCCCCATTATTTTTTTATATCAACAATAATTTGTAACTTGTAAAAAAAATCACAATGACAAAAGAACAATTTGTGTTAATGGCAGACTATCTGCAAACTGCAAGTAAGGCATCAAATGCTATGCTTGATTTACTTAAATTCAGAGATGATATGGTACTTGATAGTGTTACAACTATGGTACTATATGAAAAGTATGCACATCAACTATCAGAAGCACTATCTTTTGTAGTTATGTACTCTGGGTTAGATGATATGCTAAAAGATTCTTTGGTTAAATAAACATTCATTAATTAAAAACAAAACAATGAGTAACACAAAAACAAAGCAAGTAAGTGCTGAAGCAGTAACACTTGCAACAATCCAAGCGGAAATCAAAGCACCAAAAGGTCAGTACAATTCATTCGGCAAGTACAAGTACAGAAGTGCCGAAGATATCGTAGAAGCAGTTAAGCCAGTTATCCATAAGTACGGATTTTGGTTACTACTGACAGATGATATTGTACAAGTAGGTGATAGAATTTATATCAAGGCAACTGCCACGTTAAGCAACGGCACACAGACATATACTGCGAGTGCCTATGCCCGAGAAGAGGAAGCCAAGAAGGGTATGGATGCCAGTCAAGTCAGCGGTGCGTGCGGTAGCTATGCTCGTAAGTATAGTTTGAATGGCTTATTTGCCATAGATGATACGAAGGATAGTGATGCTACTAATGACCATTCCGATGATAAGTCACTACCGCTTACAGATGAATTAATGACAAAGTTTGTAGCAAGGTATAATGGTGGTGAGAAAGATATATGGGATAAGGTAAGAAAGCATTACAAACTCACAAAAGAGCATAATGCAATCATAGAAATGTTAGTTAAGGAAACAAATTCATAATCGTAAAACAAAACACAATGATACAACAATTAAACAACGTAGAGCAGTATTCTGCAGAATGGTTTAACAAGCGACTTGGCAAGTTTACAAGTAGTGGTATTTGGCAACTAATGGTAGAGCCAAAGGAAAAGACAAAGAAGGAAAGCGGTGAGTTATCTCAAACCGCAAAAGATTATATCATAGGCAAAGTAGCAGAGCGACTAACTGGTATCAAGCGAGAGATTAATACAGAAGCTACAACCTTTGGTGTACAGAACGAGCCAGTAGCCATAGAGTTATACGAGTTAGTAACTGGCAATAAGGTAGAACCTTGCGGGTTTATTGAAGCAGTAGAAGGTATATATGGGGGAACACCCGATGGCTTAATTAAGCAAGGTAACGGCAGTATACAAGTAAAGTGTCCGTTCGAGCCAAAGAATCATATATACTATTCCTTGACTAATGACCAAGACCATTTCAAAAGGAAGTATAGAGAACACTATTGGCAAATTCAGTCCGATATGTTTGTAAGTCAGACAGACTGGTGTGATTTTGTATCATACTGCCCTTTTATGCCTAAAGGTAAAAACATATTTATCTTGCGCATAAATAGGAACGATGATGACCTTGCGCAGTTAGAAAACAATATCGCACTTGCATACAAGTTTATGTGCAAAACAATACAAGACCTAAACATAGATAAGTCATAATATGACCAAGAAAGAGTTTTTGTACTATGTTAAGTTGTATACTGGTTGTACTGATTATGCAATAAAGAGGATAGAAGTATTATGCAAGACTTATTTTGAAAAGAATAAGTTAGTGCAAAGGCAAGTAGTATATCAAGACAGAATCATAATTAAAGAGAGTAACATATTTGGCGAAGTCAAAGAAGAGTTACAGCCGATATCTGAATTTCTTGATAGCTTTTGCAAAGCACATAGTATAGAGGTAAAGGATTTACAATCAAAAGCAAGGCATAAATACCTTGTTAGGTTACGTAGAGATTTTACCATAGCTGCATATACGGCTGGCTACACCTTTACAAGTATTGCACAAGTCATTAAACGCGACCATACAACGGCAGTTTATTATTATTATCATTATAAAATTTAATCAATATGCAATTACTTTTTGATGAGCAAGAGTTAATTGGTTTGCCATTACCAAAGAATCAAGTAATGGAAGTCCTATACTATTTAATACACCATAACGGGGCAACTACTCGTGATATTCAACGAGATTGCTATGTATTAAACGTAACGGCAAAGATTTCTGAATTAAGGAAGATAGGTGTACAGATAGTATGTGATGAGTTAAAAGCCAAAAATAAATTTGGTAGAGAAATTACATTTGGTACATTCAAAATACTTAATTTAGCGGATAGTAAAAACATTTATAAACACAAAAATCGTTAAACAAATGATTCAAGTAAATGACAATGTCTTGACAGACAAAAAAATTCCTTCAAATGCAAAGTTGCTTTTAGGTTATGTACAATCTAATGGCGAAGTATCAGACACGAATTCTCAATTAGCACAGAAGTTCGGTGTTACTCCAGTAAGTATTACGAACTGGGTTAGCAGACTTGAGAAAGCGGGATACGTTACCTTGTTGTACGAGCGAAGGAAACGTACTATCAAATCAGTTGTACCAGTGGTATAATTAGAGATAGGATGAAAAGTAAGAAGGGCAGTATTAACTGCCCTTTCTTTTTTCTAAACAACAAAACAACATTATGTCAAACAACTGGTATATCACGATACCAAGCGACTTACTGCAAGATAATCAATTAAGTAATACAGAAAAAATCTTGCTCTCGCTTATAAATAATTTACAACAAGCAGACAAGGTTTGTACTGCCAGTAACAAGTATTTATCAAAGTATATAAACGTAACACCTTGCCAAGTGTCAGTACTGATTACACAACTAATCAATAAAAAATATATAATACGAAGTGTAATTTATAATGATAAAAAGCAAGTTATACGCAGAGAGATGCGAGTTATTACAAAAGTATACAAGAAGTGTAACCAACCCTATATAGATAAACCTAAAGAGGGTATTGAGAAAAACCCCAAAGTAAATAACAAACTTAAATATATTAATAGTAGTGTAAATAAAATTGTAATGAATACATAAAAATAATTTTATGCTACAAGAAACAAAACATTTTTTATCTTTATAAACAAACAACAATGCCAAGACAACAACAAAACAAAGACAAGAAGGAATTTGATATCCGAGAAATGCGACTACCACCGCACGATAAGGATATAGAGCGAAGTATTTTAGGCATACTATTGTTACAACCTAATAGTATACATACGTTTGCTAAAAAGCTATCCAAAGATTTCTTTTATAATATAAGCAACCAAAAGGTTTACGAAGCCATAGAGCATCTATATGATAACAATCAAAACATAGATGTACTAACTATCAGTAACCGACTAAAGGTAACTGGCGACCTTGATAACATCGGTGGCACCTACGAGATAGTCAGATACACAAACGATGTAGTCAGTAGTGCCCATATGGACACTTGGATAGCTATTCTACACGATTATTATTTACAAAGAGAAGGTATCAGAGTAGGTTACGAGTTAGTAAAAGATTGCTATGATACTACAAATATCAATGACGTATTAAATAATGCGGCAAATACCATAAGCAAATCACAAGAACGCATATACACTAACACAGACAGAAGTATGCTACACTATCTTGTCAAGTTAGTAGAAGAGCGCAATAAGGTACAGACCGATGGTCAGATTGGTATTAATACTGGTTTCAAAAGTGTCAATAGGATATTAAGCGGTTGGGTCAATCCAGACCTTATTATACTTGCGGCAAGACCAGCACAAGGTAAAACCGCTTTTATGTTGAACGCAGTACACAATGTTCTTAAACAGAACATACCAGTAGCCGTATTCAGTTTAGAAATGTCGGGCGAGCAGTTAGTCAATAGATTACTTTCATTAGATAGTGGCATCCGTTTAACCGATTTGCGACATAATAAAATATCAGAAGAGAATAAGGAAGCACTATCACAAGCAGAGTATAGGTTATCAAAATTTCCACTATTCATAGACGATACACCTTCACTTAATATACGCGAACTGCGTAGCAAGGCAACTATATTAAAACGTAAGTATGGTATAAAGCTACTTTGTATAGATTACTTGCAACTTATGAGCAGTATAGACAAGAAATCAAATAGAGAAAGTGAGATATCAGAAATCAGTAGAGGTTGTAAGATTATAGCAAAGGAATTAGATATACCAGTCATTGCATTATCGCAATTAAGTAGAGCAGTAGAATCAAGACCAGACAAGATACCACAGCTATCAGACCTACGAGAAAGCGGTAGCATAGAGCAAGACGCAGATAGTGTTATATTCTTAATGCGACCAGAGACATATAGCATACCCGAAGTAGAGATAGATGGTATGCATATGCCAAGTCAAGGAATAACACTTGTCAAGTTTGCCAAGAATAGACACGGCAGTATTGCTAACGTACCTATGAAATTTATTGGTGAGACAATGAAATTTACTGACTATCAAAATTAATTATATGCAAAAGCTAAAAAGAATTTTATACACTATATTTGCTTTGTTTATGAAAAAACAGAAGCAACCAATACAAAAAGAGAGTAAATTACATTTATTAATAACTAATTATTTACGAGTGCGATATCCCGATGTCATATTTAGAACAGACTTTGGTGCGGGAATGAAGATGACTATCGGTCAAGCAATGAAACATAAACGTATGCAGTCAAGTGATGCCTATCCTGATATATTTATAGCAGAGCCAAAGAATAATTATTGTGGTTTCTTTATAGAATTAAAGCGAGTGCCAAGTGCAGTACATAAAAAAGATGGCAACTTGCGACAAGTAGAACATATACAAAAACAATATGCTATGCTAATTAGGTTAAGGAACAAGGGTTACAAAGCTGAATTTGGATTGGGGTATCAGCACACAATACATATGATAGATGAATACCTTGCAAGCAGTTAATTGGATATATGATAAAGATTTTGAAATCGTATTCAAGAACATTGGCAAAGAATTGTGGGAAGATTTGAGGCAAGAGATTTCTTTGATAGTGTTAGAATATGATAATGATAAAATAATCGAAATAGTAAAAAAGGGCAAACCAGTATTTAAGTTTTGGATAGTTCGTATATGTTGCAATCAGATACACTCAAAGAATGGTAAGATGTATAAACAATACAATACATTAATACCTATTGAAGATGTTAGCAAGTTAATGTCAGAGATTGAGTACAATCAATATGACCAACATACAATCGAACAAGTGAACACACAAATAGACAAACTTTATTGGTATGACAAAGAGATACTGAAGCTATACATAGAGCACGGAAGTGTTCGTAAGGTTGCGGCATTAACTGGCATACCACATACAAGTATATTCATAACAATTAAAAACATACAAAAATGTATCAAGCAATCATTGGAGTATTAGGTGCGTGTTCTATCGCACTAATCTATTCACACTTGTTAGAGATACCAAAATGGCTATCTGAAAAGTGGAGTATAAGCATCAAACCATTTAATTGTGGTTTATGTATGTCATTTTGGTTTTCACTTGCTTATAATCTATTCCACTTTAATTTGGATAGTGCAGTTTATTTAAGTGCTATCACACCAATACTATATACTTTTATTCAACACGAAATACTTGAAAAATGGTAACACTAACAGAACAAGAAATAAAATTCCTTGAGGATAACAGACCATTATATGAGGTTGTACTGAAATCCAACTATTGTAAAAACTATACACGAGATATGTATGACGTTTTAAGTTCTATACATATTAGGTACATAAGTACCCATAATTACACACATTGGTGTATTGATTGTAAGATACTATTGCTGAAAGCAGTTTATCGTTGGTATGATAGCAATACTAAACAAGAAGCAAAGGTTGAGCAAGAAGTATTTACAGAACAACCAAAGAAAAGAGGTCGTAAAAAGAAAATTGAAATAAAATAAATTACTATGCCAGTATCACAATGTTCAAACGGAAAATGGAGGATAGGTAATGGCGAGTGCCGTTATCGCACTAAAGAAGATGCCGACAAAGCGTGGAAAGCAATGGAATACTTTGCTGAAACGTATAACGATTACCCTGAAGCTGCAGTAAATAATGCCAAGAGGGCATTAAAGTACAAGGAAGAGAAGGGAACGAAATGCGGAACACCCGTAGGGTGGGCAAGAGCCAGGCAGTTGAGTAATAAAGAAGGCATAAGCCGTTCTACGATATCAAGGATGGCATCATTCAAGCGACATCAACAACACAAAGATGTGCCATACGATGAAGGATGCGGTGGTATTATGTGGGATGCGTGGGGTGGAACTGAAGGAGTAGAATGGGCAATACGTAAACTTGCACAAATAGATAAAAACAATGGAAAGTAGATTCGTTACATTAGTAGATAGCGATAATGACTTTATAAAAGTATATGGAAAAGATATTGTCAAAACAGATATCCCAATTCTTTTAGAAGCTGATACAACAATTAGTCAACTAAAAAATCGTGCAGAATATGTACATATTGACTTTGATAAAGTATCTTTGATAGGTATAAGTATTGTTAAACTACATAAATAAAACACAACACAATGAACAAAGAAAACAAAAAACCAATCCGAGTAGGTAATGGTAAAAAAAGAAAAGACAACTGGCTTACTGCGACTATCTGCCTTGATAAGCTACAAGAACACTTGTATGACTATAACGGCAAGCAATATGTCAATCTTAACATCAATATCAGAGAACAACCAGACCAATACGGCAAGGATGTGGAATTATCAATCAACGAGTACAAGCCAAACAAGATTCAAGTTAATTCAGCACCAAAGGGTGTAAGTATGACATCTTATAACGATGATGTTCCATTCTAATGAAGAATCATACTAAAATATATTTGAAGCATTTCGGCTATTCGCCTATTGACTTTATTCCTTGTGAAGTATGTAGTGCAAAAGCAGTAGACATACATCACATTGAAGCAAGAGGGATGGGTGGTAGCCGAGATGCAGATAATATCAATAACCTAATGGCAGTATGTCGCAAATGCCACCACGAGTATGGCGACAAGAAACAATATATGGAAATGCTGAAGGAAGTACACGCAAGGCGACTAAAGGGAACAGATATTGACTTTTAGAGAGGGAATAGAGGAAAATCTCGCTATAACTGTTGTAGCCAAGCAAGAATCAGCTAAAATAGGTCAAGTAATATCTAACCCTAAAAAACCCCTAAAACAGCTTAAAACAGGCTAAAAATCGCCCTAAAACGAGGAAAAAATAGGGTAAAAAATTTTTTTAGTAATATAGAAACCCCTATATTGTGTAGCTACTAAAAACATTAGCATATAAGTAACTTATAATAACATAAAGTAATATGAACTTCAAAGCAAAGAAACCAGAGTTGTATAAAGTATCAGAACTTGTACTAAATGATTCAAACCCAAGATTCATTAGAGATGATAAGTTTGATAAGTTAGTCAAGTCATTGCGGGAATTTCCAAAGATGCTTGAATACAAACCTATCATTATCAATGAAGATAACGTAGTACTTGCTGGTAATATGCGACTGCGTGCGGCAAAGGAATTAAAGTTTGATAAAGTGCCAGTACTGATGGCAGATAACTTATCAGAAGCAGAGCAAAAGGAATTAATCATTAAAGATAACGTAGGGTTTGGTGAATGGGATTGGGATATGCTTGCAAACGAATGGGATATGCAAGACCTTGCAGATTGGGGTTTGGATAGTCCGTTATTTAATGATGCACAAAAGATTGAAGAGTTACACGATAATATTGATAACGTAGGGTTGCCCGAGTTTGAAGCAAAAGATACAACACTAAAATTATCTGTTAGCTTTGAATCAGAAGAGGATAGGGAAGAGTTTGTTAAGATATCAAATCTTAAAATACACAAAGAAGGTATATTGAATTGGTCTGCTTGGTGGCCAGAAAAGGAAAGAGATGATTTGAATTCTATTAAATACGAATAATAAAAACAAACACAATGAAAGAAAAGTATCTTGAACCAATCTTAATCGTTAGTGCCCCAAGAAGTGGCAGTAGCTTGTTAGCACATATCTTACACGAATCAGGTATACAAGTAGGTGTATGCAAAGAAGGTGACGAGTTTAACCAAAAGGGTTACTTTGAGAATTTGCGCATTCGTAATGCTATTATCAAGTATCTAAAACAAAACGATAAGGATAATCTTGGCAAAAAATTTCAACCTATCAATTTGCGTGAATCATATAAAGATTTTGATAGGAAAGTATATCGGGCATTAAGACAAGAGAAATTTGAAAAGGGCAAACCTTGGTTATTCAAAGACCCAAAGATTGCACTATGTTGGAATTTATTTGCTACCTACTATCCTAATGCTAAATGGGTATTGCTATATCGCAACGATAAAGATGTCCTTGCTTCATTTGAAAGAGCAACATTTATGGATGCTTATTCTACAAAAAAAGAATGGACTGAATACTTGAATTGTTGGAAGATGAATATGAAAACAATCAAGAGTGAATGTACTAACGTATTTGAAATGAATATCGAAAGTGTATTTAATGATGATACAGAAGTATTAAATAAGC